TGATAATACAGTGCTTGCCAAGTTCATTCGCAATCTTGAATCACGAATCTATTCCACGTTAGCTAAAGATATTTCTGAGTCTTTGTTTAATTACAGTGGTATTCCTACCGTAGAAAACCCTATTGCAGGGGAGATAAACCTAGAGGGCAACATATTAAAATGGATAAATGATGGAACCACCATTACTTTAATTATTGAAGAATGGTTTGATGGGGTGCTTATATCTACTACAGAGATTGTTATTCCAGTAGGTAGTTTTGGTGGTTGTTGGGTTGATTGTGACGGATGAAATGGTTATTTGTCATAGTGGCTTTTTTTCTTAATGGCTGTGCTTCCATAGCCCTCAACTCCGATAATGAAAATTGCTTAGACCCCTTTTTCCTCTGTGTTCAAGGACCACAAATAGTACCGACTGCAGCTACCCAGTTATTAAATCTTCCGCCTCCAAACAATAAAGCAGTAGTGGCTGTTTATGATTTCCCTGATTTAACAGGTCAAAGAAAGTCCAACGATAATATAGCCAGTTTCAGCACAGCAGTAACTCAGGGTGGCGTGGATATTCTGATAGCTGCTCTACGAGATGCAGGTAGGGGTAACTGGTTTGCGGTGGTGGAAAGGTCAGGCTTGGATAGTTTGACTAGAGAAAGACAGCTCATTAAAAACACTAGAGATACTTATGCAGGAGAAGGGGGAAATGTTCTCAAACCCTTGCTTTACGCAGGTTTAATTCTTGAGGGCGGGATTATTTCTTACGATACCAACCTTAGAACAGGAGGAACAGGAGCCAGATATTTAGGCATAGGCGCTAAAAATCAATACAGGGAAGATAAAGTAACTGTGTCTCTAAGGGCAATACTGGTGCAGACAGGAGAAGTGCTGCTTACTGTGACCTCTACAAAAACTATTTTATCCACAGGCAGAGGCACTGATTTGTTTCGTTTTTATGAATTAGGAACAGAACTAGGTGAATACGAAAGCGGAAGCACAGAGAACGAGCCTATAGGTCATGCAGTTAGAGCAGCTATAGAAGCTGCAGTGTATGGTTTGGTTATCCAAGGGTTGGAAAAAGAGGTCTGGGATTTTAATTATGATATACTTATATCAGAAGTTACGGAGGATTAAGATGAAAATACTTCTTAGCGTTATTATATTGTTTGTCTCGGCAAGTGCATTTGCAGGCAATAACGACATATATATAACGCAGACAGGGACTGGATTAACCTTGACGATTGACCAAATAGGAGCAACCAACAAAGTCGGTACTTCACAGGCAAGAGTTACACTCAGTGGAACCAGCATGACGGTTGACCTAGATCAGATTGGCGATACCAATACAATCGCTGCCAGCATCCTACAAGGTAATTCTTCTAGTTGGACATACAAGGCAACAGGAGATAGCAATGTGGGAACATTTGCGGTGGGAGCCACAGGTGATTCTGCAAGCACAGATTTTGACTTTGAAGCGACAGGGGATTCAAATGTGTTGACCTTCACACAGGGGGATGCAGCAACAGCTACAGGCGGTAATCAGGATTTTGTGGTTACAGGCACATCCAATGATATAAATGTGAAATGTAATGTTGTGGGGTGTATTAATAACTGGACTGTTTCTGGAAACTCCAATGATATAGATACAACACAATCAGGCAGACAAGATCACGATATTACAGTTAGCCTTACTGGAAGCTCTAACAATGTAGATGTTGACCAAACCGATACAGCGAGTACCAATGTAGCCAATATAGTTTCAACCACGACTAATGGGGTTATTAATGTGGATCAATGTGCAAGTGGCTGTTAATTTTACTGGCAGGGTCACTTAACGCAGCAGAAATTGGGGAAATCTCAGAGCTGAGAGGAATTGGGGAGATCACTCGCCAGAATACTAGTGATTCTCTTGTTGCAGAACTAGAATCCGATATTTATTCTTTTGATGATGTACGAACAGGAAATGGTCGTATGGCAATACAGTTCTTGGATTCTTCTATATTAAAGCTGACCGAACACTCCAAAGTAGTCATAGACAACTATATCTATGACCCAGACCCAAGCAAAACCAAACTAGCTCTGAATATGGCATCAGGCACAGCCCGATTTATAACAGGTAAACTTGGGGGAATTAATAAAAATAATATTCGTATAAGAACACCGAGCGCCAGTATTGCGATAAGAGGCACGGATTTCACGACTACAGTAGATGAATTGGGCAGGAGCCTGATTATACTGCTCCCTAATCCAGATGGTACTTCCTCTGGTGAGATTGCGGTGGAAACATGGTCAGGAACAGAAATACTTAACGAACCTTTTCAGGCGACAATGGTGTCCACTTTTGAATCCAGACCCACTAAAGCGGTTGTTCTGGGAAATATAACACTGGGTCTAATAGATAATATGCTTATTATCAACAAACCCCCTGCGATTGTGCAGGCTGTTGAGGAACAAAGCGGTGAAGTAAAAACTGAATTAGACAAAGATTTCTTTGAGGATGCTCCTGATTTGGATAAAGATTTCTTGGAAGTTGAGGAAGAAATAAGTCGTTTGGATATAGACCTGTTGAGTTTTGATTTCCTAGTGGATTTGTTGGCCATTGTGGAAGCAGGATCGAAAAAGAAAAACACATCAGGGGGAGAATTGGAAGGCGTAGAATTGACTGGTATTATTCCAAGATATGATCCGACCTACCAGACCTACACTTTTGTAGATGGGGCTTATCTGTATTTGGTTCATCAAGGAACCAATACTTTTGATATTGCTCTGGATAAGTACGCTGCAGCTTATCTGAATATAGATACTGCAGGAATTGTAATGGAGATAGAAGTTAATGGCGCAGGCGATAACACTATTATTATTTTTCAGTCTCCTTAGTTTAAATGCGTTGGCAGGTAACAACCTGATAACCATTCAAACCAAAGGCACTGGAACAACGATAACAACCAAGCAGGCAGGCAACAGCAATACCACAGGCATTTATTGTGGTCTGGGAAGTTTTGATAATTCATTGGTCAATACTCATAATTGCGATAATGCCACCATTACCGCCACTGTAACTGGCGCTTCAAATATCGTTTACTCACAATCGGTATGGTCAAACCACGATGGACAGAGTTGGATTACTACTGTAACAGGGGATGATAATTACGCAGTTATAGACATGGACGAAGATGACAATACCTCAACCATTATTCAAACAGGAGATGACAACGAGGCGTGGATACTAGGTTCTGGCGATGACAATGTGTATAAGATAGAACAAACAGGAGATGACTACTACGCCAAAATCTATGCCTTTGGAGATGATTCTGATGTTTGGATAACTCAAGAAGGAACAGGAAACCATAATGCTTATGTTCTTAACTACCCAGGAGGGAATAATAACTCTACCCGAATAATACAAAAAGGCTCAGGCAATAAAGATGCTGATATATTCTTTTATAGTGGTGGAGATGACAATGATGTTAATTTAACCCAACAGGGGAACGGAGCGCACACTTCAAATATGAAGTTTTATACTAATCAATATGACGTTGATGTAATCCAAAAAGGCTCTACTAATAAGTCTTATTCAGTAACATTCAATTGCACCAATAACTGTAATAAAACCATAAGCATAACTCAGAGTGATTAGATTTTTTCAATTATTAGCTATTATTGTTTTATTGGGCGTGCCTTTGGTGCAGCAATGGACACCGCTTCAAATACTAAAGCTCAGGACTTTTGATACGTTTGTTAAAGAACAAGAACCTTCTGGGTATTTTTCTATACTAAATATTACTGAAGAAGATGTTGAGGTAGAGGGAGGCTATCCGTTTCCTAGAAAACGATTAGCCCAAATACAAAATAAACTTATATCCAAAGGCGCACTAGGGGTCGGTTGGGTCATTAGTTTTCCACAGAACGATCGATTTGGCGGTGATTTAGAGTTCGCTAAAAGTCTTGCTTCTGCACCTAGTGTGGTTGCAACCTTTGAAAACGATAACGGTACTTACCCCATGACTACAGGCACAGTTATTCTGGGTAAGGATCATGGTGGGTTTAAAGCTAAAGGCGTGGTACAAAATATCCCCTTACTTCGTGAATCGGCTTACGAGGGAATAGCAGTAGCCCCTACAGAAGTTGACCAATTGGTAAGGCGTATGCCATTATTACTAAGAACCCCTGACGGTTGGGTTTCTGCTTACGGCACAGAGGTTCTAAAAGTTTTAGCTGGTGCCGACACTTACTTAATAAAAACTTCAGAAGCAGGTATCCAAGAGGTTAGAGTTAAGGGATTGCCTCCAGTTAAGACCGATACATTAGGCAGAAAGTGGATCAGTTGGGTGGACACACCGCAATTTTCTTTAACCGATATTAAAAACACAGAGCTCATTAAAAATCGCTTTGTCTTTGTTGGTGTGACTGCTAAAGGAGTGATGCCTCAAATTGCTACACCAAGTGGACTACTTGAACCACATAAAATACAAACAGCGTTATCTGAAAGTATTTTAATAGAAGACAGCCCTTTTATTCCTGATTATGCGTTACTGGCAGAAATAGGTATATACCTAGCAACAACGGTTTTAGTTTGGTTTTTCTTAAACTTCTTTGGTGTGACATGGGGGTTGGTGTTCTTTTTAATGGTAAATGGTGCCGTCGCTTATACGGGGCATTACTTAATTCAGTCTAATTTATTAATCGATGTCACTTGGTCTTTAATTTCTGGCTTTATTACAGGCTCCATTGCGTTTTATTTAAACTTTAGAGAGCAGTATCGATTAAGACAGCAGATTAAAAAGCAGTTTGAGCATTATTTAGACCCAAGACAAGTTAAAAAACTACAAGATAACCCAGAGCTTCTTAAACTAGGTGGTGAAAAAAGATACGCAACCTACTTGTTCACCGATGTTAGAGGGTTTACTTCCATGTCTGAATCGTTACCGCCAGAAGATGTGACCTATATTATGAATCGGGCGTTGACGGCACAGCAAAAATCGGTGCAAAAATTTGGAGGCATGGTCGATAAATATATTGGGGATGCGATGATGGCGATCTTTAATGCTCCCCTAGATCAGCCCGACCATGAAAATTTAGCAATTGAATGCGCCCTAGACATTATGAAAAATATGGAAGAACTAAATAAAGAACTTAAACAAAGGGGTCTGCCTTCGGTAGCTATTGGTATCGGCATTAATTCAGGTGAGGCTGTGATTGGTAATATGGGCAGTGATAGTCGATTTGACTATACGGCGATTGGTGATGCGGTAAATACGGCAGCAAGACTTGAATCTGCCACTAAAGAAGTGGGTGTAGATCTATTAATAGGAAAAAATACTTCGCAATTTACAAAAATTAGGGTAAACTTAATAACAACAATTAATGTCAAGGGTAAGGCGGATGCCTTAGACGTCTATACAGTGTAGGTGGTATATGAGCGATGATTACAGACCTAGCGGTCAATTTGCAGGAGACATGGATCGCAACGAAGTGGAAATGGACTTAAATAAGTTCATGGCTATGATCGAAGAGATCGGTCAATTAAAAGACAAGATAAGAGACTTAGAGGATGTAAAGAATAATAACCCTTATCAAAAGTGGATATTTGTGGCTCAAGCTGTTGATTCTTGGAGGATATTTCCTAGAGCCTTTTTAACTGTATATATCTTTTTGCTTTACTATACTGTTATGTGGTTTATGAATCTACCAGACCCAACATTTGAACAATCAGGACTAATATCAATCGTTGTAGGTTCGGGGGCAGCATGGTTTGGACTTTATGCAGGGACATCGGGCAGTTCTAAGAGCTTTAAGGGGGATAAAGAATAATGCCTTTGATTAAAACACAATTTAGTCCTGGAATTAAGAAAGAAGGCACAGCCCTGACTGCTAAAGGCGGTTGGTTTGATGCTAATTTGGTTCGCTTTCGTAAAGGACTACCAGAAAAGATTGGTGGCTGGGCTAAAGACACGCCTAAAACATTCTTGTCAACGTGTCGTGCTCTACATTCTTGGGTAGACTTGAATATCACTAAGTATTTAGGGCTAGGTACAACGTGGAAATACTATATACAAGAAGGCGCTAACTTCAATGATGTAACACCAATTAGAGTTACGACTTCTGCGGGAGATGTAACCTTTTCTGCGACCAATGGGGACGCTACGATTACCGTTACTGATTCCAGCCATGGAGCACAAAAGAATGATTTTGTAACATTTAGTGGTGCTGCAACTTTAGGGGGACTTATCACCGCTGCTGTTTTAAACCAAGAATATCAGATCGCAACCATTGTTAATACTAATAGCTACACTATTGAGGCTAAAGACACTGATGGTGATACGGTTACAGCGAACGCAAGTGATTCAGGGAACGGTGGGTCGAGTGTGGTTGGAGCTTATCAGATTAATGTTGGGCTAGACGAATATGTTTCTGGTTCAGGTTGGGGAGCCAGTACATGGGGCGACGGTACTTTTGGTTCGGTTAGTGCGTTATCTGCGTCTAATCAATTAAGACTTTGGACGCACGATAATTTCGGTGAAGATTTAATTATGAATGTTCGTGCTGGTGGGATTTATTATTGGGACACAAGTGCTAAGACTCTAGGAACAGACAGAGCCGTGGCATTAAGTGATTTAAGCGGAGCTAATTTAGCACCAACACTTGGTCTTCAAGCTATTGTTAGTGACATTGATCGTCATGTTATAGTTTTAGGGGCAGACCCCTTGAACTCTGGTGAGACGGCTAGAACAGGAGCCATTGATCCAATGTTTATTGCGTGGTGTGATCAGGAGAATGTTACTGAGTGGGAACCTAAAGCTATTAATACTGCGGGTTCGGCTCGTTTGTCTGCTGGTTCTAGTATTGTTGGGGGAATACGGGCAAGACAAGAAATTCTAGTTTGGACAGATACTTCTCTCTACTCGATGAAGTTTATAGGTCAGCCGTTTATTTTTAGTACAAACCTAGTGAACGAAGGAGTGGGGCTAATTGGACCAAAAGCCATGGTTAATACTCCTCTTGGTGTGTTTTGGATGGATAAAAAAGGTGTATACAGCTATGGTGGTCAGGTGAAGCCTGTTCCTTGTGACGTTCATGATTATGTCTTCGACGATATGAACGAAGGTCAAGCCTATAAGGTTCATGGGTTTTTAAATAAGCGATTCAATGAAGTCGGTTGGTACTACCCTTCTTCGGGATCTAGTGAAATTGATCGTTATGTAGTGTATAACTATAATGAAGGTGTTTGGTCTATTGGTCAGATGAACCGCACCGCATGGCTTGACGAAGGGCTAGAGGCTTATCCCCGAGCAGCATATACTACGTCCGATGTAGGTTATTTATATCAACAAGAAACAGGCAATGACGCGGACGGTTCGCCCATGGATAATGTTTATATAGAATCAGGAGACTTTGATCTAGGTGAAGCAGGGAACGATATTCAGTCGGTCAATGAGATTATCCCCGACGTTAAGTTTACAGGAAACAATAGCACTTCTTTGATTAATTGCGTACTTAAAACTAGAAATTATCCTGGAGACAGCTTAACAACCAAGTCAACGAGTAATGTTTCTTCAACAACACAAAAACTTAATGTTCGTGGTCGGGCAAGACAAGTGGTTTTACGCTTTGAATCAGACGACGATAATACAACTTCATATACTCTTGGTGTTGGCTTTCGGGTTGGTGCTACTCGACTTGGCACAAGACCAGATGGTCGTAGGTAGTGGGCAGTCTATTACAAACAGGGCTACCAATGGCTTATGATGAGGTTGATCCAGAAACCTATAATCGTTTAGTTAGGATACTTGAATTAAACCTTTCCGCCTTTGACCCAGACACAACTAATTCTGTTTTAGTTAGTAAAAGGGATCAAAATGAGTATAATAAGGGAGATATCATTTGGAATCTAACCACTGCTGAATTGCAAGTTTGGGACGGTTCTAAGTGGTACACGCTATATAGCACAACGTCAAATGGCTTATCTGCCACTGGCGCAATCGGCTCACTAACGGTAGCTACTAAAGGTGCCACAACAATTAATCTATAGAGGTAGTATCATGCCAAAAAGAAAAGGTAAAAAGAAGGGCAAAAAAAGAAGATAATGGCAATTTCAGATAGAGACCTAGACATGATGACTAAGCCTATAGACACAGTGGACGACCGTGGACCAAATTTTAGGTTTACTGAGGAAGAATTGTTTTATCCACGAGAAGTTATAGATGACCGTGGACCAAATTTTAGGTTTACTGAGGAAGAACTAATGGCTCCTGTAGGCATTAGTTCTATGCAAGAAACGCCTTTTGACAATTTTCCAGGAGCAAAAGCCTTAGCAAGATATATACGGGAAGGTCTAAGTAATCCTGAACAAGCGATGAGTGAAGGTGCAACACCAGAGGACGTCGCAATGGCTCAGGATATGACAGACAACCAACTATTGGAGTTTGTTACGGAAATAGCTGGACAAGCAGAAGCTGACGGTATGGGCGAAGAAAGTGCTGAAGATAAAGCGATTCGTCTAGTGACAGGTCAAGAAGAACCTTCTGCGATGCAGCGTCTAGACCAACTCGGTGATCCAAGAGACATTAATTTTGCCCCTACGGGCTTAAATAAGGGTGGTGCGGTTAAATACTATAATACGGGTGGGCTGGCTAGTCTGGGTCGTGGGGGAGACAGCCAACTGGCTCATGTTATGCCTGGAGAGACAATGGTTCCTCCAGGAGTAATGGACGATGGAATGTTGGATGCTGCTTTTGTTCGTGCTGGTCTAGACCCAAATGAATATAAGGTAGGCAGCGGTCAAAACTCAATTAATCCAATAACAGGGATGCCTGAATATGGTCTAGGGAGCTTTATTAAGCGTTTATTTAAAAAGGTGAAAAAACTTGCACCAGCGATCGGTGCTCTTGTTGGTTTTTCTTATGGTGGTGCTAAGGGTGCGGGCATAGGTAAGGCAATCGGCGGTGTTATTAAGACGGGTGATTTAGACTTTACAAAAGCTCTGAGCGATTTCGGTACAGGATGGACGCTGGGTAAGGTCGGTGAAGGTTTTGGTCTTAAGGGTGGAGAACCTGGAGATTTTTCTTCTCGTACTTCTATTTTTAAAGGTTCTGATGCAGGCGGTATGTGGGGGAAAGACCCTACTATTGCAATGGGAGATGATGCAAACACAGCTGGCGGTATGCTTCAGAACATAGGCGCAAGAATCGCTGGCGGTGAGGACATGGATTTAATGGAACAGTTTAAAAATTTACCGATGGCTCATAAACTAGCTGTTGGTGCTTTAGGGCTCAATGCTCTATCACAGACGGGTATGTTCGATGAAGAAGAACTAGGAGATACTCCTCCAGAACTACGTCAAG